ATGTTTAATGACATGCTGAAGACCCAATTGATCCTGAAAAATGTAATTACTCCTGAAGATTGGGAGTCTATGAGTGAGCACATTCAATATGATTTCCTTTATGATAATCACTTCTCTGAACTGAAAGAAGCAGAACTTCTGAACGAAAGACTGACTCTTGCTCAGGCAGCAGATCCTTATATTGGTAAGTATTACTCTAAGGATTATGTTCGCCGTAAGATTCTGCGTCAAACTGACATGGAAATTATCGAACAAGATAAGTTGATTGAAAAGGAAATCAAGGAAGGAAAAATTCCTGATCCTGCAACTATTGATCCTGCAACTGGTCAACCTTACGAAAGTGCAGCAGGCATGGATTTAGGTGCTCCAGTTATGGAACCTGAAACAGATGGATCTGCAACAGAAGCACCAGAACTACCCAAGGTTGAGGAAATATAAATATATTAGTTACTCATATACAATTTTTAAATGGAAGACCTATTAGATGCTATCGTGAATGATCAATCACCATCACAAATTAGTGATGGAATCAAGGATATGCTTTACTCTAAAGCAGCAGAAAGGGTTGATGCTTTCCGTCCATATGCTGCAAATGCAGTATTTGGAAATGATGAAATTGATACAGAAATTGAAAGTGAAGTAGAAGATACTTCAGATGCTGAAGAGTAATTATAAATAACTATTATAAATGAACTTTAAGGAATAATGGCGTTAAAACCTGTAGGTAGTGGTATTACTTTCGCCACTAGTGGAGCAGCGGCGGTTTCGTCGTTTATCCCACATCAATCTGAATATATTAGAGTAGTTGCTACTGGTGCAGCTGCTCATGTCGCAGTTGGAACTAATCCAACAGCTACGACTACAGATGTTGTTGTGATAACTGGTGAACCTGAAGTTCTCACTATTGGAAGACCATCTTCACAACGAGTGGTTGCTATTACTACAGGGACAACGACAACTATTGATTTTCCCGAAGGAACAGGATCTCCATTTGAAAAGGATGATATTGTTTCGCTCACTATTAACGGCACAGCACATCATGATGTCGGCACTCTTGCTAATGCATACGTTGGCATTATTACCGACGTAGGTGTTCTTTCCGTAAATAGCACCGCAGGATTTAGTGGTTTCCACAATACCCGTATTGTTTTAAACGCAGATACTTCTGGAATTAAGACAGCATTTAATTTCCAGTATGCAGAACTAAGAGATCAATTTAAAGTTTCTGCAGAAGCAATTGCTGGAACCGGAATGTTTTATGCACAACAAATTCAAACCGCTGGAGGACCATCCTGATGAAACTGATTAGAGAAGAAATTGAATCAGTAGATTTTATCGTTGAAGAACGCAACGGTAAGAAGTCACTTTACATCGAAGGAGTCTTCCTGCAAGGAAACATCAAGAACCGTAATGGTCGCATGTATCCTATGGAAACGCTGCGCCGCGAAGTTCAAAGATATAGCGAAAATCACGTTGTTGCAGGTAGAGCACTTGGGGAACTTGGTCACCCCGCTGGTCCTACCGTTAATCTCGATAGAGTGTCCCACAAATTTGTTTCTTTGAAAGAGTCTGGATCAAACTTTATCGGTAAAGCAAAAATCCTCGGAACACCCATGGGTAAGATTGCATCTTCACTTATTGGTGAAGGTGTAAAACTCGGTGTTTCTTCTCGTGGTATTGGTTCTCTCAAGATGACAAAAGAGGGAGTCAATATTGTCGGTGACGACTTCATGTTAGCAACCGCTGCTGATATCGTTGCTGATCCTTCAGCACCCGATGCATTTGTTGAGGGAATTATGGAAGGAAAAGATTGGGTATGGGATGGTGGCATTCTTCGTGAGAAGTATGCTGAAAAAACATACAAACAAATCAATACTCTTGTTGACCAAAAAGCACTTGATGAGAAGAAATTGGACTTGTTCAACGATTTTCTCAACAACCTCTGATTATTGAGTATAAAATTTCTTAATTTATAAATAAATATAGTTTTAAAAAACAGATAAAACGGAGCGTTCAAATGTCTCGTGGCAAAAAATTACAAGAAATGGAAGTAAAGACACAGCAATCCAAAACCGCTGTTAACTCTGGTGCTAAGCCAGCAGACGGTATGGATACCTCAGTCGCTGGTTCTTACGAAGATCTCGGAGGTCCTACCCCCGAGAACTACAAGCCTGACGATGACTCAGCGAAACTTAAGGAACCCGGTGGAACACTTAAGCAAGTTAAGGACGTTGTAAACAAAGGCGCAAAACCAGCAGATCCCATGAAAGGCATGAAGGAAGAAGAAGAAGTTCTTGAAACCGAAGAAACCATCGAAGAGGAAGAGACTTCCACTGAAGATGTAGTTGCCGAAGAAGAGACTGCTGAAGAAGTCGTTGCCGAGTATGATGTCGAAGAAGATGTCAATGCTCTCCTCGGTGGCGAAGAACTCTCCGAAGAATTCAAAGAAAAGGCAAAGACCATCTTTGAAGCAGCAATCAACGCAAAGGTTGCTGAAATTAAAGAAACTCTTGAGTCACAGTACGCAGAGAAGCTTGCTGAGGAAGTCGAAGCAGCAAAAGAGTCACTCGCTGAGCGTGTTGATTCTTATCTTGAGTACGTCGCTGACGAGTGGTTTGAAGAAAACGCACTCGCCATCGAGAACGGTCTTAAGACTGAAATGACCGAATCATTCCTCACCGGAATGAAGGGTCTTTTTGAAGAACATTATGTAACAATCCCTGAAGATAAGTATGATGTATTAGAGAGCATGGTAGAAAAACTTGATGATATGGAGACCAAGCTCAACGAGCAGATTGAGAAGAACATCAACCTGAACGGTCGTCTCGCAGAGGCAACCGCAGGCGGTATTCTCGATCAAGTTTCTGAGGGACTCGCTGTAACTCAGAAGGAAAAGCTCGCATCACTTTCTGAAAGTGTTGAGTTTGAAAGTGAAGATCAATATCGTGAAAAACTGGAAACCCTGAAGGAGTCATATTTCTCCGGCAAGGCACCAGTTGCTAAAACAGAAACCCTTTCTGAGGGTGTAGATAGTGCAGAGGGTGTTGAATCCCATTCTGCATCTATGGAAGCATACCTGAGAACCCTGGGTTCTTTTGGCAAATAAACTGAATTTAACATTAGTTCAAACACTCACACTTTAGGAAAAAGCAATGTTCCAATCCGAAACGTTGCAGGAAAAGTGGAAGCCCCTTCTGAATCATGAAGGATGCGATGAGATCAAAGATCCCCATCGTAGAGCTGTAACCGCTGTCCTGCTGGAAAACCAAGAAAAATTCCTCAGAGAGCAATCCGCATTTAACGAGAGCGGAATGCTTAATGAGCAACCCACCATGAACACCAACTCTGGTGCTAATGCTGGTTTCTCTGCTGGCGCTACCGCAACAGGTCCTGTTGCAGGTTTCGACCCCGTACTGATCTCCTTGATCCGTCGCTCGATGCCTAACCTGGTCGCTTATGACCTTGCTGGCGTTCAGCCCATGTCCGGTCCTACTGGACTCATCTTCGCAATGCGCTCCCGCTACAACACTCAGACTGGCGACGAGGCATTCTACAACGAAGCAGACACCGGATTCTCTGGATCCGATGCTGGATTCGACAACACCAACGGTTATTCTAACCGTGCTGCTGGTTTCGGTTCTACTTCTAACGTAGGAACCAACCCTTCAGTTCTCAACCCAACTGCAACCGCATCTACTACCTATTACAACGTCGGTCAGGGTATGCGTACAGACGACGCTGAATCTCTGGATGGCACCGGCAACGATGCCTTCAACCAGATGGCATTCAGCATCGAGAAGGTTACTGTAACCGCTAAGTCCAGAGCACTCAAAGCTGAGTACTCCTTGGAACTGGCACAAGACCTTAAGGCAATCCACGGTCTGAACGCTGAAGCGGAACTCGCCAACATCCTCTCTACTGAGATCTTGGCTGAGATCAACCGTGAAGTCATCAGAACCATCTACAAGACTGCTGAGCAAGGTGCTGTTTCTAACACCGCTACCGCTGGTGTATTCGACCTGGATAGCGACTCTAACGGACGCTGGTCTGTTGAGAAGTTCAAGGGTCTTCTGTTCCAAATCGAGAGAGATGCGAACGCAATCGCACAAAGAACTCGTCGCGGAAAGGGCAACATCATCATGTGCTCTGCAGACGTTG